GGCCCAATGCGTCGATTGCCAATCGGCGCATTCTATTTAGTTCCATAGTCTCCACCGTCACCATGGGCACCCCAAAAGTGCCCGGGTGACGGGGGTCTGGTGTTCCAGGAAGCCAGACGGTTGGGAAGAGAGGAGAGGTCAGCAGAGATCTGACAGTCCGGCGGGTAGGGTGTACACCCGGCCACCGGGCGACCAGACCCTCCCGGGCGCGTAACACGCGCTTCAGGAGGGCTGCCAGCCCCGACTCCGACTCCAACCAGGACGGTTCCATTACCATCGAGAGCGAGCGCTGGGCCAAGAGGGTCTGCTGGGTGATGAAATCATTCAGCGGACCACAATTGTACCAGGGCGCGCCATCCCGGCGAGGACGCGGTTCGTCAACCTTCAGCGCGTGTTCCACGCGCAGAAGCAGACCTTCAGCGTCATCGGCGGCCTCCTTTATCATCGTGCCTCCTCCCCTCACGGAGAAGAGGCTGAACGATTCAGGAGGGCCAGTAATGAGGACCGCAACAGATTTTCGTACAAACCGACTCGCCACGCGGTGTATGCGGACGTCAAGGCCCTTACGGGTTATGAAGCCGCGACCGCCAAAGCGGGTCGGCAGCACGGCTGGGAACCGTCGAAGACGGTTCACAATCCTGCTGTACAGGGCTGTTTGGACAGCCCAAATCTGTTGGTTCATAGAGGGCGCAGGGTAGTCGCCATCTGGGAGCGCGTTCAAGGCTAGCTGTTCGATGACCTGCCCGATCGTAAGATCGAGCTGGCCAGGAGCAACTGCCAATCGCGCCCCAACATGGAAACCATCCTCCGGGTGTACCAAGCCACGCAACGTGATGACCGGTTCAACAATGAATTGTTGGACACGGAACATCAACGTCCCATAGCGTGGTTGGTGCAACCAGCGCCCACTGAACTCCACCAAGTCTTCCAGGAACACCCCTCGCCCTAACTTCGACCGATGGTGCTTACCAGGCGAAGGGGTCCCACCTGTAGCGCGTAGCACCGCGTCGTACGAGTCCAAGTAACACTTGGGCCCGACGACGAGGGCGTCATCGCCACAGACCTGGGATCCGACCTTGGGAAGCCGGCACCGAGGACGATCAGGGAGAAGCAGGGCATCTCTCGCCTCATCCAGAAGGAAGAGGTGGTAGATGCACAGCATCGCCCAGGTCGTCGGGAGACCCATGAGGATGCCACGCGACGTGGGGAGATAAGTCTCCCCATTGTCCCATGTCACCTCCTGGGGCCCGGTGCACCATCGCAAGGCGCGGAGTTCGATATCCAAGAACCGCCCGGAATCACCGAGGCCCTCTACGAGGGCCCCCATGAGATCGAGCGGGAGGAGATCGGACGCAGTCTTCAGATCGGAAGACAGGGTATCCCCCGAGCACCCTTTGAAGGTGCCCAGGGAGCGATCCCTGTCTCCCCGGAGCACGTGTGAGATTTCAGGTGAGCGGCGGAGGCCTAGCATCAACCGATGCCGAGCCAAGTGTCCTATGAGCACAAGCATCGGATCGCTACAAGTAACGATCCGGGCTTTGAGCCCAGGTTCACGTATGGCACAAGCACGGTGACGCATAGTCGCCGACATCGCCCACCGAATCAAACGGTGTTCCAAGGCATAGAAGTCCGCTTCCTGGGGTAATACCCCGGGAGGAAACTCTATGTCGATCGAAGGCAGGCCCGGTATCGACTCTCTCACGGCAGCCATCTGGCCGCCCTGGGAGCGTTTCCAACCGAGCCCCGCGCTGTCCGAGAAGTTCAGGGGTCCGCGGATTGGGACCACCGGTAACCGGTGTGCCCACCTTTTCGCGAACCTCCGAGCTCTCTCGAGCAAGTTAGGGTCCGTCTCGAAACGAGAAAGAAGGTTCTGTTTATGAAGGAGCAGGGCAGGCTCCGTATCAACGATACGGGGCAGGGCCCGCTTTATCATAGACAATTGGGCTTCAAGCCTCAGGTCCCGAGTGCGGTTGAGCGATAAACGCCCAAGCCACACCCTGAGAGGTGCGAGACTGAAGCCCATGAACCTTTTCATCGGGGTGCCCCTCAACCAGTGATCACGTGCCAGAGCAGACTGCCGGCCCACAAGGGCCAGGGCTGCTTCGACACCTTGAGTCACTGCTACCTTCACGATCTTACGATCCACAAGGTAGGGGACACGACGAGGATCTCGTTCAGAGACGGAATGAGGCGGAAGTAGGAGGGGACGGCCGGTGATGGCACAGAACGCTGCTAACGCAGCCTTTCTACCATCACGCAAGCGCGTCCACTCCTGCTTCTTGAGTTTCCGGTGTTTACCACCGGAAAGACTACGGAACATACCCCCCTCGCAGGGGGCGGCGTGCGCAGGCAGGAGGGCCTTACGGTCCCTTTCTGCTGGCGGACGTCGCTGATGCGACGGGGTATTCCTCGCGGAATACCCGGATGTCCCTCTATT